GGGCATTGGCTTCGTTCAGGGTGCGGACGAGGTCGGTGTTGACTCGGTCGCCGAGAAGGAGGGTGCCGTCGATGTCGGTGACGATGGCCGGTGGGTCGCCGGCGGCGCGGTCTTCTTGGTCGCCGGCGTCGGGTTCGGCGATGTTGAGGGCGGCGAGTTGGTCGAGGGCCTGGGCGCGGGTGCGATGGCATCCGACGAGTTCGTTCCCTTCGTCCTTAACGACGGCGAACCCTTCACATCCGGGGTGGTCGTCCTCGAGGTGCCAGGGCATTAGTCGCCCTGCACGAGGACGCGGAGTTCTTCGGTGACATTGGCCGCGGTCACGGCGAACAGGTTCTCGCCGGGGGGGATCGTGAGGGGTTGCGGGGCGGCGGCTTTCTCGGTGAGGAGCCCGTTCTCCGTGGTGACGTCCGCGCCGCCGAGGTAGACGACGCCGTTCCCGAGAACGTGGAGGTAGACCTGTCGGGTGGAGGGTTCGGCGGCGATCACTTCGGACGCGGTCGAGGTGACGGTGAAGTTGCGGGACTTCATCGGCGGATTTCTTTCAGGATGTCCTGGACGGCGTCCAGGTTCGGGGTAATGGATTGGTCGCGGACACCGACGACCTGGGCGGCCTGCCCGTATGCGCCGAAGGTGACGAGGGAAACCTCGGCGAGGTGGGCGGCGATCCGTTCGATGACGCCGTCCGGCCGGCGCTTGTCCTTCAGGGGCTGGAAACCGATGGAGAGTTCGGTGAGGGAGCCGTCCTTCACGAGTTCGAGGATCTCGGTCCCGCGGGAGGTGTTGCTCACCCGGAACTCGCCGTAGAGACCGCGTTCGTCCTCGCGGAGGAGTGTGGCGCGTCCGATGGGGAGCGCTTGCGCGTCATGACCGACAAGGAGTTTCACGCGGTGCGCGGCGCGGGCGACGTTCGCGAACGCTCCGCGACGGAACACTTCGGTCAGGCTCGAGTGGATTCTCTGCTCGACGTCATACGGGACACAGATGCCACAGATGGTTCGGCCGTCGGTGTCTGCGCGAACCTCGAGGTCCGTGTCGTATGCGCGGGTTTCGATGTTCGTCATGCGTTGATGTCCTCCATGTCGAAAGCGGGGCCGACCTCGGCGGTCGGGTCTCCTGGGAGTTCTTCGTCCATCGGGAGCGAGGCGTTGTCCTCGAGCGCGTTGTCGTCCTCGGTGTCGTCCATGCTCGGGAGGTTCTCGATGTGGCGGACCTCGTCGACTGTGAGGAAGCCGGCGTCGAGAGCGATCTTGTGTGCCTGGTAGCGGGTGAGTGTGTCGGCGCGGAGCATCGAGTCGAACGAGAACTTCGCGTACTGGCCGCGCGGGATTAGGTCCGTCATCGCTTGCTCGATGCGGGTCGTCAGGGGTCGGAGGCTCGTCTTGATGTATTCGAGGGCCTGGAGTTCGGTGTTGGTGTAGGTGCGCGAGGTGTTAGGTGCGCCGACGGCGTTGCCGGGGACGCCGACGATGTTCGCCGAGTCGAGGATGGACTGGTTGCGGGCTTCGACGAGTTGGGCGTCGTTCGCGTTTGCGGTGAGTTCCTTGATGTCGGTGGTCGCGTTCAGTACGGCGGGGATACGGGAGCGGCCGCCGTAGTGCTCCATCCATTTCTGCTTCAGGGCTTCGGCTTCTTCCTGGGTGAGGTCCGGGTTCTCGGACTTGATCGCATACGAGGGCATCGCGCCGCCGTCGAAGTAGCGGGCCGCGTACTCCATGACCGCGATCGCGGCTCCGATGCCTTGCCTCTGTGCGGCGACGATGCCGACGCCGGCGATTTCGCCGGGGAGCGAGAAACCCTTGATGTGGAGCACTTCGTCGGCGGTGTAGACCCGTTCGTCGATGCGGAAGAGTTTCCGGCCGTCGCGGTGCAGTATCTCGACTTTCGCGGGGTCGACCGGGACGATGAAGTCGGGGTAGCCGTTCAGGCCGCGGGGTCCGAGGAGAGCGATGTAGTTACCGTGGAGGAGGAGCGCGGCGGCCATCGCCGAGTAGGTTTCCATCGGTGTCTCGAGTGGGTTCGGTCGCTCGAGGACTCGCGGAGTGTTCGGGACTCTCATGTCGCCGCGGTACGAGTGGATCGGGAGAGAGCCGACGTCGTCCGAGATCATGGTGACGGCCCGCCAGATAGCGGGGACGGAGAGGGTGGTGGAAACGTCGACGACGACGCCGGCGTAGGTGTCGACCCAGGTGCGGGAGATGCGGCCTTGTGAGTCGACGTATGCGGCGCGGCGTTCGTTGCGCGGCTGGAGGAGTCGGTTGAGCATGGGTTACCTTTCGGCGGCGATACCGAACGCGAGAATGGAGAGCCCGGCGAACCCGATGCCGAGAGGAAGCGCAACGAGGGCCAGGCTCACGGCCACCATGCTAGTCCCGATGACCTGGAGGGTAATGGCTAGGTGTTTCATGGTTAGCGGACCTTTCCAAGGTTTGAGTTGTAAAGGGCTGTCTTGGCCTTGTCGCCGGCCGCCCAAAGGCAGACCGGCATGAAGATTCCCTGGGGCCGACCCTGTGAGGTTTCGAACGTCAGGAGGCGACCGTTCGGATTTCGTGCAAGTTGAAGAGCGTCGGTATCGCTATTCCATAGAGCGTCATGCCAAATGGCTCTGGTGAATGGCAATAGCGCGAGGCCGTTGCCGTGGCGGAGGAACTTGTCAACCCACGGGGCCGGCTTGGAGTACGGCGGGTTCATCCAGACGAGGCCTTCCCACGGGGAGGCAAGGCCGTCGTCGGCCTGGGTGTAGTACCGCCGGCAGGGGACGAATGGGGGGCCTCCAGGTGGCGAGGCGACGTCCAGGTCGAAGGTGACGCCGAGGGCATCGAATACCCATTTCGGGGTGTAGTAGTCGTCCGAGGTGGTGCCGACCTGGGGCGTGGTGAAGAGGGCGAGTTGGTCGGCCATTAGTAGATAACGCTCCTCTTCGGTTCGGGTGGTCGCCGGTTCGTGGCGTGATAGTAGGCGAGTGTCGCCGCGAACAGAGGCGAGATGTCCACGTCGACATCGGTGCGGGACCAGAGCCAGCCGTTCGCCATCGTCTTACGGCGGGCACCACGGAGCGCGGCCTCGAGGTGCGCGTTGGTGCGGATCTGGACCGCTTCCTCGAGGATCGCGTCATAGAGGCTCCCGGTGGCGGCGACCATGTCGCGGAGGCTGTAACGGACCACGGGAACGCCGCCGGCTTCGAGCCGGTCGACAAGGGAGTTCGCCGGGGAGTACCCGTCGACGACGAGCGGGGCCTTGTGCCGGCGGTACAGGTCGAGGGCGCGGTCGACGACCCAGGACACGCCGTCGCGGGCTTCGACGAGTTCGATGCGGCCGGTCTCGTCGGCGACCGCGATGGAGGCGACGGAGCGGTCCAGGGCGACGTCGATCCCGAAGACGAGTCTCCCGGTGGGCGCGGTCTTGTCGTTCAGGACGCGGACGAGGTATCGCTCAGGGATCACGGCGGACTCAATGGCCCGCCATTGGCAGAGGTACTCCTGCCGGAAGGTGTTCTCCTTGTCCTCGGCGATCGCGGTCTCGAGGCGGGCGCGGATCGAGTCCTCGGTCTGTGTATGGCCGAGGGCGGGGATCGTGCTCCACCAGGTGCGGGGGTTCTCGATGTCGGCGTCGTCGCCGGCGCTCCAATCGAAGAACGCTCGCCGGCCCTGGGTCTTGGTTTCGATGGTGCGGCGGCCGTCCTCGATTTTCTTGCGGAAGTAGACCGAGGTGGCGTCGCCGGCGGTGGAGATCACCCAGAGTTGGGAGGCGGGTCGGGTGACCATCGCGGGGAGGAGGGCGGCTTCGCGGGTGTCGTCGACGTCGAAGCGGGCTTCGTCGATGATGGCGAGATCTAGGGTGCGGCCGTGGCCGGCGCTCGGGGTGTTGGGGAGGGGGTCGATGCGGGAGCCGTTCCGGAAGATGACGGCTTCGGTGCCGTTGGCGCGGTAGATCTTGCGGAGGGCGGCCCGGATGCCGGACCCTTCGAGAATGGGGACCTGGTCGCGCATGAGTTTCTGGCGGGCGTCCATGCCGGTCTGGGCGGTGTAGGCGATGGATTGGGGGCCTCCCCACATGAGGGCGCGGTGGACCTCGATCGCGAGGAGGAGGGTCGTCTTGCCGGCCTGACGGGGGACCTGGACCGTGACCTGGGAGTAGACCGGGAGGCCGTCCTTGTCGATCTCGGTGGCGACGTCGGCGACGAGCCTCTGCCAGGGCATGAGGTCGAACCCGAGGGTCTTAGCGATTGCCGCTACTTCGTGCCCGCGGCTTCGGTTTCGTGGGTTTCTCTTCGTCGCGTACCTGGGCTTGCAGGTGGGCAAGGAGGTCATCGAAGGGGTCACGCTGTGCATCGTTCTCCTCTCGTAGGTGTCGTTCGGCGGCACGATACTCGCGCCAGAGTTGGGCGGACAGGGGTTCGGCGTCGAGAGTGTCGGCGAGGGTGCGGGCGATCTCGACGCGGGCCTGGTCGACGGCGGCAAGCCGGCCCGCGGCCTCGAGTTCGGTGATCGTGGTCTCGAGCGCGGCCCGGACCCGACCGTGGGTTTCGGCGAGTTTCTTTCTAGAACCCACAGATTTGCCTCGATACCGGGCGGAACGACCAGGAACCGACCGAACCGGTTCGGGGGCCCCGTTCTCTTGTGGAGGAGAGAGAAAGACGGTCTGCGCCGGGGTCAGGAACGGTTTCGGCGGGAAGAAACGGGTCGGACATGGTGGTCTACCAGGTGCGGCTCGAGGTCGTTTTCGCCTTGACGAGGCGGTACAGGTTGCAGGGTCGGCAGGCGGCGCGGAGGTTATCGGGGTCGAACCATCCCGCGCCGGTGGGGTCCATCGCGGCGGGGAGGATGTGGTCGACCTCGGTGGCGTGGCGTGTGCATCCGGGGCCGGCGATCTGGCAGAGGTGGTTGTCGCGTTCGAGGATGCGGAGGCGGACCCGTTGCCACGGGCCGGAGTACCAGGGCTTCGTCATGTCTCAGACCATAGGCGACAGGCGCGGGCTCGGTACTTGAGGACTCGAGGGTGGCGGGACTTGCAGAGGTACTGGAGGGTGTGGCCACATCCGTGGCGGACCGTTCCCCATCCGAACGGGCCGACGGGCCAGACGTATTCGCCGGCGGGGTTGGTCCACCCGGAGAAGGCGATGCGGTCGGCGATGCGGACGATCTGGCGGGGTGTGAGCCCATTGAGGTCGCGTCGCCCGGACCAGCGGCGGGCGGTGCCGCGGTGGATGCCGAGCGGGCTTGTGTAGGTGCGGGAACCGTAGGGCTTGTCGAGGGTAAGTCCGGTCTCGCATTGGGCGATCTGGTCGTAGTAGGCGTCGGGGAGGATCGCGCCGTATTTGGTGCGGGACCAATCGAGGGTGCTGTGGGCGTGGGCGGGTGTGCTCATGCCGGCGGTGAGGATGGCGGTGAGAGTGAGGGTCGCCAGACGACGGCGTTGGTGCCGGTGTCTGTGCGTCGGCGGAACGGTGTCTCGACGACGTATCCGAGGTCGACGAGTTCCTGCCGGCGTTTCGCGGCGCTCGATCGCAGGATGCCGGTGGCTACGGAGAGTTCGTAGTCGGTGGCGTCGCCGAGTCTGTTGAGGGCTTCCCATACTCGCCTCCTTTGTGACGGGCCGCGGCGTGATGCGTTCGCGGCGGCCTCGTGGGCGGTGTCGGTGTCGTGGACTCGGACCAGCCTAGTCGCGGGGATGGTGGTGGTGAGGCTTTCCTGGGGGTCGAAGAGGCCGGGCTGGTGGGGGCTCATGCGCGGTAGAAGGCGTTCAGGGCGTCCCGGAGGGCGCAGTAGCGGGGGATCGCGGTCTCCGAGAGGATCGTGTCCTCGACGTGGAGCGCTTCGATGAGGGCCTGGGCGGTGATAATGACGCCGTTCTGGAAGCCCACGAGCCGGCGGAGCCGGTCGAGTTCATCCTCGAGGCGTTGTACCTCGAGTTGCCGGTAGTGGGTTTCGTAGTGGTCGCTCATTGTTCTTCTCCTTCGTCGTATTCGGTGAGTCCTTGCCGGCGTAGGTCGGCTTGCATGGTGGAGATGGTTTC